AGAATCATTGTTCCGTAAACGTTAGCTGATGAAGCACCGGCACCCTGGAATACAGGAGCACGTGGTGTTTCGATCCAACGTACACCTTCGTACGCACCGAGCTCACCAGTCCAGATTTCACCTGGCTGAGCGTATACGTGTGGTGCACGCCAGCCCTGTACGTTGCTTCCGGAGATTGACTCTCCCTGAAGGTCTGCAACTAGGTCTGGGTGAATGTAACCAACGTACATTCCACCAAATGTTGGAACGTTCTGAGCGCGGAGACGAGCACGGGCAACACGAATGTCAAGTGATGAAATTGTGTTTGTCGATGTCACTCCGGCACGTGTTGTAACAGATGACTGTAGTGTTGTAGCACCAAGACCTGAAGCGTACTGTACGTTGTTACCTGAGTCCAAAGCGGCGCGAGCGATCGTGTCGAGAGAAACACCAGCGTTGTAACCAACTACGTTGGCAACTACTGGGTCAATGTCGATGAATGATGTTCCGCGGAGCTTGGCTGTGGTGAGTACACCGTTACCGTATTCTGCAAGTGTAAGGTTTACAACTGTGTCAGATAGAGACACTGTTGTAATGTCAGTGCTTTCTCCAAGTGCTGTTGTTGCGATTGGCAAGTCATTGACGATGGTGAACTGAACTGATGATCCAGGCATGCTCTGAGCAGTTGGCATAACGTCTGCCGCCTGGTCGAAGTATAGTTCTGGACGCAGTGAGAAGTACGCCATGCGGTCATATGCTTGCTGGCTAAAATCTAGGGAGCCAGATCCCGTGTATGAGTCAGTCATTTGACTAACTCCTTTCTAGTAGATGTGTTCTTTAGAACGCGCTTCTAGAAGTCCACAAACCTAGTTCTGGATTAGAACTTGAGGCTTGCTTAACGAATTCAAGAACTTCCTCTGGGGTGGTAGCACTCTGAATACGACTAAGGAACTCTTGGCCTGGATCTGGCAGTGCGCCTGATGTACCAATAGTGGCTCCTTGAGCCTTTCGTAATGCGTCCAACTCAACTGCATTTGAGTTAATCTGCTCGACTTCCTTTTCAGGAGACTGCAAGATACCGTATTCTTCCGCTGCTTTACGAATTGAATCTGCATCTGTAGATCCATCGTAAGCCTTGCGAAACAAAGAACCAACACCTGACTCTGGGATACCTGCTTTGGAGAACTGAACTTCACGCTTCTGCGCTTCTAGTTCTGCTCGTACTGTTTCCAGTTCCTTGCGGGCCTTCTCAGCTTCACGCAACTGCTTCCGAATGTTCGGGTCTAGCGGTTGCTGCTGTTGCTCTTCTTCATACTCGTCAAAATCATTCATTGAATTCGCCCTTCATAGATACGCGTCATGCTTAGGGGTAAGCAAAACGGATTGTTTGTAATACATTTTGTGATACATACGCACTTCTATACGCACTATCTGGTTGTGCAACCCAGTAGCGGGAATAGGGTACGGCTCACCCGTGGCCAAACGGGGCAGAACACCTACGTCTATTGTATCATTTTAGATACGCTTGTTACGTTCTTGCGCTTCCTATGCCGACAACGCCCTTAGCGGTTTCGGCGTATCCACCACCCTTTTCAAAGGGGGCGGCCTTGGCTTGTTCGGCGCGGGCAACTTGAGTCTGCTCAGCTACCTGATTGGTTCCAGCAAAGCCACCAACTTGTGATCCGATCAACTGAGTATTAGTAAGAGTAGGCTCACCGGCTCCTGGAGTGGCCCTAGTCAAGACGGTGTCCTTGGCCGCTGTCAAAAGCGATTGTTGCATGCTTGCCATTGATTGAGCGTTCATACTTGCACCCGAAGAAGAAACGCCACCTTGGTTAATGCGGTTAGCTAGTTCCTCTGCCTGGGATTGTGAAATACCTTGAAGACCGACGTTATTGGCATAACCACCCAAAGCCGAAGCCGTGAGCTGACGCTCCAGTAGCGGGTAAGCCTTCTTAGGGTCTGCGAAGTGTGCCGCAAGATCGCCAGTGCTAAGTCCGTAGTATTGTTGAAGCATTTGCTTTGTCGCTGGGTCAGCGTTGTTTGCTGCGGTGTAAAGGTGCACAACACGGTCCGAGAACTCAGAGGCCGATACGTTGCCTTTAATGAGCTGAGCGATTTCCTGCTTGTTAACAAAGCCTTGCGGTAATCCGTATTGTTGAGCAATACCCTGGACTGTCTGGACGTACTGCTGGTACTGGGCTTCAGTCATCTTTTCTGATCCGATGCCAAGCGAAGCATTGTGCTCGTTGAGTCCAGGAAAAGCTGCTTCGTAATTAGCCTTAAACTTAGCGTCCATTTTAGGATCGCCAGTTTTGACGGTGCCACGAATAATGTCTGTTAATGTGCCAGTGTTAATAAGGTGGTCGCCCTGTTTGAAGATTAATGTCTTAATGTCGTTAATGTCTGCTTGAAGTCCCCATGAGGTAAGTTGAGTCTGCAAGTTGTCAAAGGCGTTAACTTGCTGACTTGCTGTCGCGCTAGATAGCCCCTGACCATAGGTGTTGGTTACAGGTGTCTTTGGTGCAACGCCAGACCCAGGAATAGTAGACGGATCAATAAGGCCCATCTGACCATTACGTACGTCCTTGGTTTGGACATACGCCTGGTTCATGTATGTATACCAGCCCTTTTCACTTGGCGTGTAAGGGTTAGCGGTTATTGCTTGAATAGCATTAAACGCATTAGGAAATTGGTTTTTAATAGCGGCTATTTGCTGTGCCCAAGCAGAAGAGCTAGTAACACCTGCCATCGGCTTGCCAGCGTATGTCGCTAAGAATGTTTTAGTATTGGCATCTTTGGCGTTAATGTTGTAACCGTTAGCAGCCAACTGAGCAGCCGTAGGCCAGAAGAACTGACCCATAAACTGGGTTCCAGCGGCACCACCTTGAGCTCCTGAGTTTACAACAACACTCCCGCCAGGACCTACTCCTACGTCATTCGCTCCCATTACATCGCTCCTTGTGGTGTTGGTTGGGCTGGCATACCTTCAGGCTGTTGTGCCTGGTGCCCAAAGTCTTTTCCTAGTGATTGCAATACGTTATCTACCATCTCATGTGCTGCTGGTGTCTTTCCCCACTCAAAGCCTGGGTGAGACATAATGTGCTGCTTCCAGCCATCGAGACTCATAGGTGCTGGTCGACCTGTCTCTGGGTCTGATCCACCACTCAGCGCAGCGGAAGCCTTTGGGTCAGTAGCAAAGTTAGGCTCATGGTCTTCTCCAAGCATTTGCTTAGCAACTTGACGGTAAGGATCAAGAAGGTATGACGTTGGAATACCCGCCTTGATCTGTGTTGCCAGTGTTGGGTAAAGACCAATAGCAGTTGTCTTTAGGTAGTCAATAAAAGCCTTTTCCTTTTCAGGGTTAGGCTCGCCTTTGCCCACGATCTTCTCGATTGTGCCATCACTAATTGGTACGGCGTAATCTTCAGCTAACTTCTTGAAATCGTCAGTCGTCATTGGCTTCGCTTCTGCCTCTGGCTTTGCCGTTTCTTTCTTTGGTTCAGTTGCCATTATTATCCTTTATCTAGTTATTGTTGGTAAGCGTCTTGCAACACTTATCATGAATGATGATTGATTTGTCCAGAGTGGGTTAGTGGCGTTGGAGTCACACCAAGCCTTCCAATTATCTATTAACATCTTGGCACTTGTAGTATCGCCATACTGGTAGAAGTTATTAATTTGAGTAACAGTTGTATCGTAGTAACTCATTAAAGCGTTCCAACGTTCCTTCTCTAATTTAGAAATAGGAAGGTTAGGTTTCTTTAACAATTCTACCATTTGGTTATATGATTGGAAAGCAGTATTGTTTCGCGCTCCACCAGAGAAGTCAGCAAGCCAAGTTGGGTTGATCTTGTTACCGTAATTAAGAACTTCATTTTGTGCTTGTGTGTATCCTTTGTAATTTAATACTGGTACACCGTTTGTGTTGTATTTAGCGTAAAGACTATTAATACCTTTACTAGGATCTGCTGGGTCAACATACATAAGTGAAGGAACAACGTTCTGGTAATAGAACGCATCTCCAGCAGCAACCAGAAGAGACTTTAGGTAATCGCCTGGAGCCGCCTTGCTACGAAGGTGCATTGATCCTTCGAGCACTGAAGCCTCTGTAGATTGTGTCTGATCGCCCACTGCAATAAACCCTGCTGCGTAAGGGAACTCGCGTACAAGATCTGGGTGCTCTTTGAGAAGGTTTCCAACAGCGACCGTAGACGGGTACTTCATAAATGGGTAACTCGAATGTGAAACCATGTCAAACTGATTAAACGGGTAGAGCTTTGCAAATTCAGTGTATGTCTGTGTAAGGGTGTATTTTTGGCCAGTGTCAGGATTGATTGAATTAAAAATCTTGTCAAACTCAGGAGACTTAGAAAATTCCTGCTGGACACTAACGGCGAATGGCACACCAAGTCCTATTGCCGTTTTAATAATGTACATGTTTACTGCTTCAGCGTGTGCTGTATCGATAAACTCTTGCTTAAAAGAAGCATCGTTAAACTTAGCCACTACGTTGGCTAAAGCAATATTGTAAATGTACGATTCTTTTTGAGCAGCCGTAGAACTAGCAACTGATTTTTTAATTTCCGCTAAACCAGATAGTCGTACGTATTCTTCGTGAAGAATGTTGTCAAAGTTATTGTTAATAATGTAATCTTGCGTTGAAGTAAGAGCAGCCGCGTCTTTAATGTTTAACGCAGCTAAGACAGTTTCGACTGCGCTACGACCAACACCAGATGGGAATACGTCTGACCCAAAGTTGCCGTTTTTAGCAATAGGACCAAGAACATCGTTAATATACTTAGTTGCTAGAGGGCTAGTATCAAAGAACTTGTCTCGCACGTAGCGAAGTGTTGTTGTAACCCATGGGCCCCATGCAGGACGGAAGATGTTAAGCAACATTTCCCCACCCTTTTGAGATCCAAATGGTGTCACTGAGTCAATAGACCCTGGGCTCATTGAAAGTCCGAAAGCTAGGCCACCGAAACCACCGCCCATTCCAGTAAGGCTAAGGGCTTGGCTCCCAACAATGTTACCAGCTAATTCGGATCCAGGAATATGTACGTTAGGAACAGAAGAGTTCTGACTTGCATATGAAACGTAGTCAGTAAGGGCAAGAGCCATTTTCATGTACTTTTCGAAAGCACCTGGGTCGTCACCAAGAACACGGAACGCACGTCGCCAAGCCTGGTTCTTAGCAAAGTAGAACGGAGCAAGAACACGCATGTTGTGTTCAAACACTGTCTTGTCTTTAGGACTGTGAAAGTACTTACTCATAGCAAGCATCGCTTTTTTGTCAGCTAAAATTTCGGCTTCAAAGTCATCAATGATTCCACGCTCAATTAGTGGACGTAGGCTTTCCATAGCCTTGTGGTACTCAAGGTGAGACTCACTAGTACGTGTAATACCGTTTACAATTCTTCCAAGAACATTAGTGTGAACTGCGTCTGATACCTTAATAATCAAATCAGGACTAGCCGCAGAATGAAGAAGATCGCGCAGGTCAAATCCTTCAGCCAAGATGTTTTGTGGTGCGTAATCCTTGCCCGCTTTCTTCAAGTAAGCACCCAAAGTCTTAGCGTGTTCTACGTTGCCACTAACTACCTGGTTATTAAGGTGAGAGTGGATACGGTACTTACCAGCAGCATCTTCGTAGTGGCTCAAACCTGTGACGCTAAAGAGAGACGAGTAAGCGTTAAGGAAAGCCCAGTGATCTTCAGGATCGTGTGGAAGTCGCGAAGCGTACCTTTTGTCTTCAATGTACTGGTCATTACGACGGATTCGTGCACGTGTGTCAGGGTCAAGTTTTCTAATCTGAGATTTACCAACTTGGGTTAAGCGATCCAACAGAGAATTAATGGCTTCCTCATTAGTAAAAGCGTTTTCTCCCGCCTGGGTAACAAGACCATTAAGTGATTGATCAAACACGTCACGGAAGACCTGGGTGCGCTTGCCAATGCTGCTCTTTGCTTTCTTGTAAAGTCGCTTTGATTCCTTGTCAAGTTTAGCAACGCTTCTAGCTTCTTCTTTAACCGTCGAACGAGTAACCTGGTCAATACGCTTGTTCTGAATACGTGCAGCGTTTTCTTTAATACTCTGTTGTTGCCTAACAAGTTCGTTAAGTTTTTCGTGAGCTGCTTTAAGGTCAAGGTATTTTTGCTCCATAGCGTCACGCATGGATTCAACACGACTGTCGATAAGGGCATTAGCACCGGAGCGAGTAGGCATCTTTTCGATCTGCCTAGAGAGTGCTGCTAGATCACGACGAGATTCAGCAAGCGCGGCGTTAGCGTCTGCCTTGTCGTTTAGAACCTTGTAGTAACTATTCCTGTCTTCGTTTTCCTTTAGGAACGCTTCTTCAAGCTTGCTTTCTTGTTGGAAAATTTCTGACGCTGGACGGTAGTAGTTAATCTTTTCTAATCCTGCTTTACCACTAGCTATTGCTTGTACTTGTTCTTTTGTCCAGCGAGAATTGTATTCATCTTCAACAATATTTCTGCCAATAGATTCGTGATAAGGTAAAGAACCCCATGCGATATTACTAATAACCATTTCGCTATTAGGATCTCCAGCTGCTTGAGCTGCATCTTTAGACAATGCTAATTGAATTGAGTGTGTAGCACCTTCATCTTTTCCAAGTGAACCAAGACTTCCAATAACAAATCTATTTTGCAAAGGACCATCAATTCTTCCGCCCTTATTAAATTGTTGTTTTTTTACAGACATAATGGCAGTAATTTCACCATTTTTATTTACGGCTATATACGCGTCTGCTTTATCTTCGTCAAGAATATCTTGAAAAGCTTTACGCATAGCTGTATAACGTGCTACCTGTATGTCAAGTTGATTTGTTTTTTGTTCCCAATTTGGATCATCGGTAGGAAAATTGTCGCGTTCTTCTCTAAGAGTTTTTTCTTTTGCCCAAACATTTTGCAACTCATCAATAAGTTGTTTTTCAGTAAAAGCATCTGGTTTTTTGATTGTTCCACCAGCATCTTCAAACTTTTTAGCGTTAGTGTTAATCACATTAACAAAATGTTCGGTATTAGGATTAGTTCCAGAAAGACTTTGAGACCACTTCTCTTCATCAACCCACTTCATCTGAGGGTCAAAGTAGTTAAGCCATTCGTCAGCACGCTCTCTGGCTCTGCCCTCACCATTGATAGAAAGATCGGTCATGTAGTTATACATGTCGACAAACTCTTCTTGACTCTTAAATGGTCGAAGACCCTCGTTAAGATCTCCAGCACCACCACGAAGAACCTGTGACCCAATGTTTTGACCGCGCTTGTACTCTATGTAATCAGCAAGTTGTTCTGCATTACTCTTTTCACCACGAAGAATGTGCTCAATAGGAATACCGTTGATCATCGAGAACTGGCTATCGCGAGCAGCATTTACAGCATCGCCCATTCCACCAATGTTTAGGTGCTCTAGTTCTGTTGTAGTCATCTTGTTAGTTTTTAGATCACGCAAGAAGTTTTGTAGTGCTTCCTGACGCTTAACAAGCCCATAGTGTTTTTCAGCTAAGTTGCCAGCGTCTTCTCCACCGACAACCATGCTCATCTCACCGCTGGTGTCCCAGCCGCGTGCAATAATGCTTCCATCTCTAGCAGTGTTTTTACGGCTGAAGTAACGCCTACCGTCAGGGCCCTTT